AGTAATTAATTGCCTTGACGTGACCGCTAACACTTTCATGATCAGTTATTGCCACACCTTTTAACCCAAGCTCAAAAGCTCTATCAATTAATGTTTCTTCTGTATTGATTGCGTCAATGAGTCTTAAGTTGCTATAGTCCGTGTGATTATGTAAGCTAGTATACACTGATTTATCACTCTCACTTTCTTTGCTCTATAAATATTATAACATATTTTCGTTGCTATGTCAAATCGCGGAGATTAGTACCCGTTAACTTGTCGTTGAATGTTTACTGCAGATTTTTCGCGGTAAGCCGCAGTAATTTCGCCCCAAGTAATACCATCAAAAAGCAACATTGCGATAAAAATTGCAATTGCAAATCTTTCTACTGTGAGAACACCTTTTGTTTCATTATCAGTTCCAACATATAAAATTAAGTCAGTAATAATCTCGAAAGGATCTTGTGAAGTATTTTTAAGGTTCTGTACCAAGATATCAAGTATATCATTGATTTCATATTCTACTTGTTCAATAAAAGTTGTTTCTTCTCTTTCTAATGCAGCTTCATTTTCTACATTAATAATAGAAAGAAAGAAAGCAAAACAATCTGCTAACTCGTCAAGAATTTTTTCTTTATTAATTGTATGAGAATGCTTCCACCATTTTCATGTGCCGACTGCATTAAAATACTCAAAAAGCTCAACATTAAAAGCCAACAAAAATTGATCTTCGGAAATAGGATTAGCAGCTTTTTCTCGGACCTTTAAGTTTACTTCTCGTTGTATATCCATTAATTCTAAAATGTTTGCATTCATATTATACACCTCTGTATTTTCTGCCGCGGGCATCATCAAAAATATTTGCATTTAATTCTTCTTCTGAGATTTCAAACAGAAGAAGTTTAAGCTCTGCCGCGTTCATTTTTAAGTAAATATCTTCAAGTATATCAATAGTATTTCTTAGTTCTCCTGTGGAGTCTTTTAGCGAAACACCATACTTCTCAAAAATTTGTTCTAGTGTCATTCTTATACCTTTCTAAAATAAGCTTTCAAGGCTAATCGGCTCAAAATCAACCTCGTCTATAATAATTTGTGGAGTAAACTTGTTGTTTCATTCATTGACCTGAGCACGACCAACAAATCTAAAACTATACATATGTGATTCTGTGTTCTTAAGTTTTTCAATAAGTTCAGCAGATTTGAATTTGATATATTCAACTCCACTCAATCATATCTTTAATGTTTCTTCTTTTTTGCCTAAGAACTGAATTGCACTTTGCGCTACATTCAACTCAAATGCAAACTTTGGTTGTGGTATTCCATTTCCATAAATATGAATATTTTTACCAAACTCCATTATCATGTCATAGTTAATATTACTATTTGTGAAAATGTAATCAACCTCAAACTCTGCGACATCGAACTCAACTTCTTTTAAGTATTCGTTTGCAAAATCAATAACTTTTGGTAAGTTTTCTTCTCGGATTGCTACACCATGTGCCATGTCATGACCTTCAACATATTCGCACAGATTACTTTCGCGCAACATTCCAAATAAACTATCGAAGTCCCCACTGGCTTTGCCTCGTCCTGAACCTGCGTAAATTGTGCCGCCTGATCCATCAGACTTAGGTCTTAAAACAAGTGTTGGTTTCTTGTAGTTTTTAAGCAATTCCATCGCAACAAGTCCTGTGATTGTATTTGGTATAATCACATCGTCATCTTTCGAAACAGTCACAACAAGCAACTGATTCACATCAAGACCTTGTTCGTCAATTCGTTTACTTAAAAACTTCATTGCTTTTTCTTTTTCTCTATTTTGTCTACCACGAACATTTGAAGAAACTCTTGCAATGTAGTCGTAAAAGTTTTCTTTACGATCCGCACCGCGGTAAACAGTCTCAACAACTTTTGTTGTTTCATATTCAACAAAGCCACTAAACAAATACTCTTTTTCTTCGTCTGTTCCAAATCGAATTACTGCATTTATGAGCGGAGCAACATAAAACGCAATATCAATTTTCGTAGGTTTATCTATGTCTTTTATACTGTAAGCTTGTTTTTCTAACAATGCTCTAAACATTGGGTTTATGATGTTTGAAAGTCCTTTAAAAATAATGTAATTGTTGTCAAGACTTCTTGTATCCATCATATCTGAAATAATACCTAGCGCCGCTAAATCTGCATAATCGTGATATATAGTTTCAAATTCTTCTGAAAAAGTTTTATTAAATGCCTGGATTGTTTTATATACTACTCCAGCACCGCTTAAGTTTTTATTTTTAAAGCGAGGAGAAGTTTGATTATTTACAATAATTATATTTGAAAAAGATTTAAGTTTTTCAACATTGTGGTGATCAATAATAATAACCTTATAACCTTTTCGAGACATTTCTTCTTGTTCGTCAATTTGCATACTACCGGCGTCTGGAATAATTACATAGTCAGTGTCGATTGGAATCGTATCTAATATAATCCCATGCTCTTTGCCATCGTGAAGTCTTCATGTAATATTTGCATCTGGAAAAAGTCTCTTAAAGAAGGCATAAAATATTGCGGAGCTTGTGTATCCATCAACATCACTATCTACTTGTAGAAAAAACTTTTTGTTTGCTTTAAATCCTTCGTATAAGGATTGAACTGCTTCATTAATATTATTTAAGTTTGTAAAAGGCTCTTCGTCTTCTACTCTTGGTGCTTTAATAAAACTATCAGGGTTCTCAATCCCTAAGCTTTTTAAATAGTCATCTAAATAGCTAAAGGAAAAAGTTTCGATAGGATTGCTTTTAAGTTTGTATTTAATCATTCTATCTACCTCTTTAACCTGTTACGAATTAAATCCTCAAATACTTCTTTACCCTTGTCAATCGGTGAATCTTTATAATCCAGAGAATTTTCAAAGTCAATCAAAATACTCACTTGGAAATAGGGTCTTAAAATACTTGCAATTTTTTCATATTCTTCAATTTTTGATTTTCTTTCTTCAGGCGTTTTATAATCTTTATCATAGGCTAACATTACTTCGTTTAGGTTTAGTTTCAAAAGCGCATTTAACTGATCGAGTGTAATTTTTTTTCCTGCAGTTGCTAATGCAATATTTGCTTGAGGGTAAAGAGTTTCCATTTTCAAAACACTTTTTTCTCCTTCAAATAAAATTGCAATACCTTTCTCGCGAATTAAATGTTTGTTTTCGTAGTAACCATAAAGAAATTTACCTGTTGGATGAGAAAGAATTTCACCATTATATCGAATTGGCATGTACTTCGCAGGGGCATCTTTGTTTAAGAACCTGCCGCGAACTCCAATTAAATTTCCATTATGATCAAGGTTTGGAATAATAATTGCATTGACTGTTGAATCGTATTTAATATTGAAGCGATGTAACGCATTTTCACTAATACCTTCTTCGAGCCAAGGTTGCAAACCAATCTCATTATATCTAAAGCTATTGATAATTTTATTGTCCAGAATTCGAATCTCTGAGCTACCTTCTTTTTCTCGAGTGATTGCACTCAGCCTTTTAAGGTACTCTAAGTCAGCAAGAATTCCTGGATCAACATCTTCGTTTTGTTCGACACCTGTATACCTAATTGCATCTGTAAGACTAATCTCTTCTCCTCGAAGTTTTGTAATCTTTGTCAGTAAATCAAAAATATCAAACATAGATCCGCATTCGGTATAACATCTAAAGATTTTGTCTTCTTTATAATAATAAAGCTTTGGACTTCCTCCTTCATGATTGTGGCATGCAGTAGGAAAAATTAAGGCATTATCTGTTTCTGTGTGGGTAAAAACTCCGTATTTTGCTAAAATGTTTTTGATATCTTCTTCGGACAACTGCATGCGTAAGTCTTTTATTCTACTCATCAGTCTTCACATCCAATAAATCTTGAATCTTGTAGCTATACTCAACTCGACCAAGTCCCATATTCCACTTGTTAAAGTTTGTATCGGTCATAATCAAATCTTTTCTTCTGCAAGTTCCGTAATCAAAGTATACAAATATTTTAGCGTTAACAATTCTCCCACGACGATTCTTATAAACATCCAATACAATATTGGGTTTACCATCAATTCCATCAGCTAACAATAAAGGTTCAATCTTTTCTTTATCGTCTTCTGTTAGTTTAATACCAATGACTCCGAAGTCAATTTTATCTGCAATCGCTTTACTACCTGCGATATAGTTTTCATTTCTAAACTGTGCTTTCTCCCAACCTCTACTCACCTGTGTTCCAGTATATACGAATACCCCATAGTCAGAAGCAACTTCTTTTAAGGTGTTGGAAAGCATCATCAATACAACATCTTCGCGCAATCCAGTCTTACTAAATTCCATGTTTAAAGCTGGACTCGTAAAAATATAATCATAAAATATATAACGATAGTGATCAGTTAAAACATAACGAGTTAATTTTGAGCGCAAGCCTGAAATACTTGGGTCACTAATTTTTTCAATCTTAAAGTTACTGCCGTATTCTTCAACAATTTTAATCGCCACTTCCAAAGTTCTTTCTTCTTCTGCAGTGAGTCTATTTGTAAGTATTTTTTCTTCGTTGATACCACTGACATAAGCTAAAATTAAAGTTTGGATTTCGTCTGGATCCATCTCTGTCGCTATAAACAAAACCGAAACTAGGTTATCTCTTTTGATAATTTTTCCGTCTTGAATATAAGGCATAGATAAAGAACACGCATTTCCTACCAAGAATCTTGTTTTACCATGACCAGTAGGTGCTGAAAACAAATACAGTTTTCCTTCGCGTGCTCCTCTCGCGGCGTAATTGAGTATATCTCCATCTAAAGGGTGACCAACTTCAGGATTACTTCTTAATTCTGCAACAAGATCTCGTATCTGATCTGCCGCATTTACTGCTTTAAGTCTTGACTTACTAATATTTTGGTCTTCGATAATTGAAAGTTTTTCTCTTACCTTGTTGAAAATATCAGCAATGTCTGTTTTATTGAGTCGTTCGTTTTCTTTGTCAATCTCTGTAAAATCTACGTTGGGGTTATAGAATGGCTTTACATCTATACCATTTCGATCCAAGTCTCTTAGTATCGTAAATTTTTTAACTCGATTATAGTAGTATTCAAATTGTGCTTCTTCAAAGGTCGAGTCTACAATGTTATAAACATTTTGTAAATACTCTAAACCATTTTCTTTTTTATAGGCATCATATTGTTTACTATACTGTTTCAAGTATAAGTCTATATCAAGTGGTGTGATTTTGTTAATTTGTTCTGCTTGCAAGTTGTATATTGCGCCAAACAAAATTTTATGTAAACCATTAAAATCACTTTCAGTCAAAATATAGTTGCTCTTTTCAATCAGAGCTGGATCACGTATTAAAGCACCTAAAACATACATCGTAGAGTTAGAGTCATAAAGTTTAAGATCTGACATTCTACCCTCCAATCTACTCTATTTCAAGGTTTTCTATATCTATCTTAGGTCTCTTTTTTCTCTGTTTTATTTCTGTTACTTTCAATACAATATCGGGCTGTTGTTTAGCCAATTGAACACTTTCTATTTGTTTCTCTTTTTCTTTTCTTTTCTTTTCAAAATGTGCGTTTGATCTGGCAAAAAGATTTTTTAAAATACCTATACCATACTTCTCTTCGTATGTACCTTGTTCGACTTCCAAGAAAAAAACAAGAGCTTGAGCTATTTCTTTGTATGATACCCCAAGCTCCATAACAAACCTGTGAATTTGTCCCTCAATCGTTGGTGTGATTTTTGGTATTTCTAAAACTTCACAGATAAATTTTCTCAGTTCTTTCTTGTCCATTAGAGGCTTTTCTTTAATTCTATAAGTTCGTCGCGAACCGAATAAAGAGAAGCTGCATGGCTTTTGTTTGTTTTGCTTACTGGAACACCTTTAAGTTCTACTTCAAGAACCTTAGCAACTTTGTCAGACAAAGGGGTCGACATGAGTTCGCGTGCCAGAGCAACAATTTCAGATTGTAGTAAAGGTAAATCAATTTCGTTTTCTTTGTATATTTCAAAGTTTGGAGTTTCTACAGAATTCGAACCAAAGAATTCATTTTGCTTCTGTATCGCTTCGTCAAGAGCTTTTAAAATGTTTTCGTATGTAAACAAAACTCTTTTTGGGAAGAAGCGCGCTCGTGATTTTACTTCGATATTTGGATTTGAAGATTCTGAGTAAGCATAAACTGCTTGTTCATCACCCTCTGCATCATCAAGTTTTTCTTTGCGTGTATATAAAATAAAGTCAGCCATACCTTTAATCACACTTGAAGGTCGCTTGTCAATATCTACTTTGACAGAAATTCCATTTTTTTCATCAACCAATTCATCAGAGTGAGCTATAAGAACTAAACCATAACCAAGTTGTGGAATAGTACTAATGGTTTTTTCAAACTCATTTTTAGCCATTGAATAGCCCTGACCATAAGGAATTTCTCCAATTTCTGTCACACCTTTTTTCGCGCAAATGTACGCAATACAAGCTTTATATGCCAAACCAATTGTATCAATTACAACTGTGTCGTACATTGCTTGAACTTCTTCGTCTTGCAACTGACGAATAACATCTTTGATCGCGTGCCAGTTCGTAGCTTTTACCGCTCTTACTCCAGGAATAAACTTGTATCCAATTTCATAGGCAATCAAAAGAGTACGATCTTGATTCCCAGTTGCAACAGTAGTCTTCCATGTTCCAGGAGGACCGTAAAACAACCAGATCTTATCGTGCATAGAATTTGTTACTACATTTCCTTCAATTTTTTTAATATCAATCATTTTTCTTCACCTTCTTTCTAAGTGTTAGACGTAAAAAGGGACTCTATTTGATAAGAGCCCCTCCATACTTTACAGTAATCGATCTTGGTTGTTGCTAGCCGCAGGAGCAGGTTTTGAGATTGAAGTACCAGCTTCATTTCTCGCTTTAGCATCCTTTTCGACTTGCGCGAGATAATCACGATATGCTGATTCAAGCTTTGCAATTTGAGTAGGACTGTAAGCCAATCCTTCATCAACAATAACTTGCTTACCACCTGTAATAACAAATGATTTGCGAGTGTTTTGGTATTTCTTCACAATAGGATCACCAAAAGCAACTTCTTCTACTTTTTCCTCTGTGATTACTTCATAGCGAACAATACCATTGATTGAAACAGTTACTCCTTTTGCATAAGATTTTTCAATAGCACTGATAATTTTTGGATTATCTTTGTCAATTGTGAATCGAATGATTTGCATGTTATCGCCCGAATAATTTGCTTGAGCGATTTCCATTTCATAGGCAACTAGTTCTTCATCTTTGTTGAATCTTTCATAGATAGGTTTTGTTACAAATCCAGAATATTCAAATGTAGCGACATCACTCTCAGTAGGTTTGGGCGTATTGAAAAAACCTGCAGACAATTCATTGAATCCAATTACTTGTCCTTGGCCTTCATTAAACCAGTTTCTACCGCTAATTTCTCCGTTAACTTTTACTCTTTCTCCTACTCGATCAGAAAGGGTTTCATAGTTTGAAAAACGACTATTTTCAGCACCTTTTTGAGTTTTAGCAGAAGAATAATATTTTAACTCGAACTCGTTGTCGCCGCTTGTAACTACAGCAGTCCCTGCTATCCAAGGAATACCGTCTTTATCTCCACTTCTAGTATCTTTGACTTGACTCAAAGTACCAATAATGTAGATTTTATTTGTTCTCTCCATTTTTTCCTCCGTTATTTTTTCTTCGTCTTTTTAAGTAAATAAAATAGTGTGATATGGCCTTAGCCCAAACGGGCCATATCGCGACAATTCTGTTACTCAGCTACGAAATCAGCGCCAGCTGGTGTTACTACGTAAGTAACGTATGGACGATCTTCAGTAAGACCTTCCTTGTTGACTCGTGACATTGTGATAGGGTCAGCTTTTGCAACTAAACCTTTTTTAACTAATGAGTTCAAAACTCCATGAATACCTTGTGGGTTTAATCCAGTTCCGTCTGCGATAGCAGCTCCAGTTACAGGACCACTTTGCGCTTGCAAGAATTCCAATGCAAGAGCTGACTTTTCAGTTAATACGATTACTTCCATTAATATGATTCCTCCATGTTTTTTTTGTTTTGTTTTTTTAGGGCTGTAGTACACGAGAGTTGGGCTAAAACTCTAAAGTACCTATAAGGGAGAAAATTTACTTTTTATTTCTCAACCTTATAAATATATTATACTACAATTTACCTATATTTTCAATTTTTGTTTCAATGATTCATACTGAGGCATGCCTTACCTTAATACACTTATATTATATTATAGGCTTGATAAAAAATCAAATTTAGAGCCTAGAATCTTTACGACTAGCCAGAAATATAGGTTGGTTTTCCAGTAATAATTTTTGACCCAGATGCAGTTTTACCTTTTGTGAGGGGGTTCGTTGTGATGTAGTTGTTTTTGTTTCCGTCAAATATAAAGTATTCTTCAGAAGCTTTGCGTAGCAAGACTGTGTTTTCTGCAATAACTTGTCCATTAGAACCTTTTGTGGTTGTCACAAAGTCTGTCGCCGCAGTTAATTTTCCTTGACCGTCAGCGTTCAACATCAAAACTTTTTCTTTATCTGATATGATTGCTGCAGAAACTGCGCGACCTGTAGATATTCCTTTTGATCCTACTGTTAGTTTACTTGAAGAGGTAATTTCTTTAACTTTAAAGAAAGTAAGTTTCTCGTCCAGAATAAGTAGATTGTCTGTATCGTTTGCCATTCCAACGAAAATAAGTTGTTGGTCACCTTTAAGCTTAATTGTTCGGCTGTTGTTTTTATTATTAAGGAATTCTGCTATTGGAGTTTTCTTGACAAGTCCACCAGAAGTTACAAATACAACAAAGTCTTTTAAATCAGATTTTTCTGAGAAGTCAAATGCGGCCAAAGGACTCGAATTAAATACATTCATTTCAATTCCTTCTGAAGTCATCATGAGAACTTTTTGGTTCCAAAGAGTTCCATCATTTGTAAAGACTGTTAGAGTGCGGTCAGTCATCGTTTTTTTCATAACTGTAACTGGCGCAGTATTCAAAATACTATTTCTGCGTTTTAAGTCAAGTCCATCTATTTTCTGTTGTGTTGCAAATGTAGATCCGTTTTGAAACATTAGAACTGTGATTGGCTCGATAGGAGTGCCGTTCTCTGCGTTTTCACTTGCAAAAGCAAGAGTTGTTTTACGAGCATCACCATATTTATTACTCATCTCAAGCAATTCTTTTCGCATAATATTTTCGCGAGTTACTTCGTTGTCGATAATATTTTTTAGTTTCTTTTCTTTTTTAATTAATTCTTTTAACTCATCTTTGAGTTCAATCGCATCAAGCTTGTTAATGCGGCTTAGCTTCATATCTAAAATTGCATTTGCTTGAAATTCATTAATCTGTAGAAAAGATATTAGTTGAGTTTTTGCAGTACTACGATCTTTTGCTTCTTTAATTAAAGCAATAACTTCATCAATTTTATCAAGCGCAGTAATAAGAGCGCTGACTGTCTGCATTCTTTCTTCGGTTTTTTCTAAGTCGTACGCAGCAATGTTACCAATGACTTCGTGACGATGCTTAACATAGTGTTGAATAAGTTCTTTAAGTGTAAAAGTTTTTGGATTGCCTTGATGAATAATTGTGTTGTTTACTCTTTGTGTAATTTGAAGTCTTGTGTTCTGCCATAGAGTTTCTAAAACCTTATAAACGTTTACACCTTTTTTCAAAATAATACGAATATTTACTCCGTTTTTATCTGTGTTGTTTTCAAAATCATCAATCAAA